CAACAGCGCAAGATCCCCCGTCGGGCAGACAGGGGATCGGTTTGGGCAGTCCGCATTCAGCAAAGGCGCGTCCGCCGGTAGACCAATCCACGATCAACCAGTTCCGCGGTGAATACCTGAGCTGACGGGAAACGGCCATGATTAGGTAAGGTCAGGTGCTTCGGATTCGATGGTGACAGGCTTGTTTGGCGCCGGCGCACCGCCGGTGGCCTGCTTCAAGCTGCGTGCGTTGAACACCAACTCGTTGCCGCCCTTGGTGGCGAAGCGATGCACGACGCCGCGGGCGTCGGCTGGAATGTTGATCTTGAGGCCGTTAACGCGACTTTCGATGACAGGCATAAAGTTTTCCCTTGAGTGGAAAGACACCCCCGGCCGAAGCCGGGGAGTGTCCAGTGTAACGCCGATTAACGCTCGGCGCGGTGGGTTACGTCGTAGGTTGCAGACACCGTGAGATCGAAGGTGCCGTTGACCACTCCGCCTGCCGGCATGGTAGCAACACGCAACATCAGTTCCTCGGCTTCGAGGATGAAACTGCCGTTGCCGTTGCGACCAAGGATGTCGACAAACAGGTTGTTACCCAACGCACCGAAACCAACGAACGAAGCCGGAGCACCCACAGTCAGGGTACGCACGATGTCGCAGGCGTCAGGGCCGGGATCGGCTTCAACCACTTGCACTGAGGTAGTCGGAAGCACCGTACCGTTGCGAGTGAGAAGGGTGAAGGTCAGACCAAGCTCAGCAGCGGCGATGTGAATGCCGACGCCAGTGAGATAGCCGTAGGTCGGCAGTGCCAGCACCGAGATCGTCGCGCCAACGCCAAAGGCGTTGATGTGATCGATGATCTCGCGCGAGACACCACTGAAGCCGTTGCCGCTCGGCACGCTGAACTTGTCACCGGCGCCGGTCGGGTTGCTGTGGGCGAGGCCGTTGTCGAAGCGGGTACGTTGACCCAAACGATCGACAGTCGGGCCACCGTCGACGCCGCAACAACCGGAACCGTTGTTCTTGGCGAAGACGTCAGGCCGCGGCAAAGAGCCGCGGAACACTTGGATGTTGTTAACAGCTTTAACTGCACGAGGCATGATGTTTCTCCTTAGACCTTGCTGATTGCGACGGCGATACCGTGCGGGTTGAACACATGCGTGTCCCACACGAACTCGCCTACGAGATAGTCTTCCCACTTACCTTCGTACCACTTGTTCGTGATGACGTCGAAAGCGTGAAGCACCTGCTGCGGATCAATTAGGACGACGGGAGCGAGCACACCGGCGGCGCCAAAGTCCTGCGGAACCAGCCAACGGGTCGACATCAGGCGGAAGCCGTACATCGAACCCATGTAACCGGTGATCATTGCGTTCTTGTCGGAGCAACACTGGTTCAGCTCCTTCAAGTTCTTGAGCGCCCATTTCTGCAGCGCCAACGGAATCAAGATAACCGGCTCGGCAGTCTCGCCGTCGCTGGAAATCTCACCTTCGCCGCACATCAACCCGGCTTCCTGCGCAACTTGCATCAGCGCGAGGATCATGTCCTCGAAGCCGGCGACCGAGTTGCCGTCGAGCGCATCCGCGCCCTGATTGCCGAGGTTGACGCTGCGCGTCAGCATGCCGGCGGTGGTGCCCACATTGTCCGGGCTGGCCGAAGCAATGATCTTGGGGATCGAGTAAGCATCGACGAGCTTGGTGATGTTCTTCGAGATTTGGCGGCGAAGATTGCTCTCCCACTTCTCGAAGTGCGAACACATCATGCGCTTGTCCTGATTCGAGATCTTCCACTCGAACTTCTTGGACTGGCAAATCGTCAGCGAATCGCTGCCGATACCCGGGCCCGAATGTGTTTCGGGGTGCTCGTTGTTGTCGGTTTCCATACCGAACAAATCGAGATCCTGTTCCGTGCCGAAGATGACCTTCGAGCCGCAGAACAATTCCTCGTCGCTCAGGAAGTTTGACTTGGCAATCTGCGGAGTGACCGAGCAGATCTGATAGTTGTAAACGATTTTCGCGGCAATGCGCGGCGGAGCCCAAAGTGAGCCTTCGACGCTTTCATAACCAACGGCAGCTTGATTGCGTGCCATGATGAAACTCCTTGCTTAGTTGAGGGAATCGAGCAGTTTTTTTGCTTCGGCCCGGTCCGTAGGACTGGACGAACGTGCCAAACTTTTTGCCTTGTTGATGACCGCCTGAACATCGGCGTCGTTTCTACGCGGCTTTTCTTCGCGGCGCATGTGCGAGCCGAGAGACGTGCGGGTGTCTGTCGACTGCGCCCCCTTGCTCCGATCACGGAACTTGGTGATGCGTTTCGCAACGATGTTGGCATACCGATCGACTTCCTCGGTGCTGTTAGCACTAAGCAGCGAGGTGATCACACTGTCCACGTCGTTGTCATCTTCACGCGACCACGCGATAAACAGCGGGTCATAAGCGAGCTGCGCCAAGTGGTGCAACCCGCGAGTCGGATCGGACATCACCCTTACCCGGTGATTTACGACCTTCTGTGCATCCCTTTCGGCCAGTACCTGCAACGTGGCGGTCTTGACATCAATCTTCGGCGCCGCGTTCTTGACCATGCTGGTAGCGATCTTAGTCATCGCGGCCAGCACTACAGGGTCAATATCGCTTATTTCTTCTTCTGTCAAGATCTGGCTCAGCTCGAACCCCGGTTTTGCGGCGTCGAGCTGATCCTGTAGCTGCTTCAGGCGTGCCGTCAGGTCCGCTTCGCTTTCGCCGCGTGCCCGACGCTCGGTTTCCCAAAGCTGGCGGTATTCTTCGGTGGACTGCTGCGCAGGCGCCGCGCGTCCGTTGGCCGCTGTAAGTTGCTGGCGCAAGTTGGCGATTTCTTGCTGATCTGCGGTTAGCTGCGGCAAGGGAGTGCCGTCATCGCCGTCATCGCCGTCACCGTCGGCAGCACTACCATCAGCGTTTAACGGCTTGCCGTCAGGGCCAAGCCCTTTGCGGCGAAGCATTGCAATCTCACGTTCTCGTGCTTGTTGGGCGAAGGTAGTCATGTAAATCTCCGTGAGCAAGGATTTAAGCCGGTTACTTAGAAGCGGCCGTCGGAGCCTTGGTCAAATGGGTGATGAATTTTTCAGCGCCTTCCGCAAGACCTGCTTGACGGATCAGCATGGCGGCGTCGTTTGTGGTGTAGCTCTGGCGTAAAGCGGTGTTAGCGTAATCTTCCGCAACTTCGACCAGCAAGCGTGCAAGGCGCTCGTCAATAGCGAGCGCCTTGCGCACTTCCAGCAATCGCTGTTCCGGGGTCACTTCTTATTGCGGCCGCACGACGCGCACGGGCGCTGCAGCGGCGCCGGCATGCTACCGGACGGCTTGCGGTCAGACGTGCTCGGGATCGCCTTCGGAGAGGGCGAGCTGCTGATCGTCTTGCGGGTCATCGGGGAACTTTTAAAGTAGTGCATTTTACTTCTCCTGTTGGGGTGGGGTGCCGCCGTCTTCACGACCGCCGTTGTCGCCGCCGTTACCGCCGCCGTTACCGCCGGTGGGCTTACCGCCGCGGGTATTGCTGCGCTTGACGAGGTAGTAAACCGCTCCCACAAAAGCGAGAACGATGATTGCGCCGATCAATGGTTCATTCATTTTTGAGATTCCTTGTAGCAAGTTTGTTCGAGGATTCTATACTCGCGTTCTTTGCTGAGTATTTCAAGCACGTCTGCAGCCCACAGCGGGCCAAACTTTACCCACGTTTCAAAAGATGACGTGGGCGCCGGCTCGACCCGCTCGGTCGCCGGCTGTGCGCAATCAACGCGAGGCGTTGGCAGCGTCGACGGCTTCAGTGAGCCCGTCGCGCACGCGCTGGTCAAACAGACCAGCGCAAGAAGCAACAGAAATTTCACTCACCTTCTCCTTGATAGGGACAAACACGCGGACAACCCTTTCTTCCGCTTCACGCCCGGCGGGCTTTTGCTCCGCCTGCAGTGCGTAAGCGGCTAGAAGCTCGTCCGCGTAAATCTTGTTGCCGGCTTCGAGCTCGCTGATGCGTGCTGTGAGCTTCGTGTTGTCGCACTCGATTGGCGCCGTGGCCTTGTTGGTAAGCCATTTGAACGTAGCGAAGCTGCCCCAGCCGAGAGCAAGCAGCAACGCTATTCCCATTTTCAGGATAAGGCTCACGGGCATTCGCCGTTGGAAACAAGCGTGTTGCTGTAGCTTGACGAAACATCCGCGTTTACTTGACCAACACGACGGATTTCAAGTGTAGCGCTCACAGCAAAAGTTAACGCTCCCAGTCCTGAACTGTCGCACGTCCACGTAAAGGGACGGTACGTGCTGGCGTTAAGCCACGTATTGCGTGGAGAACCGCTGATAGTCCGCACCGGACTGGTAGCGGTGTTATCGACGCAGCGGATTTCGTACTCGGAAATCAAGCCACCCGGGGGCAGCCAAAAATACTGCGACCCACCCGGACCATTTGAAGAAGTAAGTTCGATAGAGCCATCGATTAAGAAACCCACGGTAACGCCAACGCTGTCAAGACTTGAGAAACAACCCCCACTACCCGCAGCGATACCTGAAATGCTTTGCGGCATCGGGATCGGGTCGTTGTCCAGCACGTCCACGCTGGCCGCAGCAGGCACAGCGGTGATACGCGGGCTGGTCAGCAGCTGCAGCGCAAGGTTGCGGGTCGGCTCGCGTGTCAGGTCGTCTGTGGTGGTGACGCTTAAAACTCCGCTTGTAGCGCCGATCAAAATTACCCCGGTTGGTGCCGTGTAATTGTGGATACCTTGCTCTGCACCGGTGAGGGTAGACACGAGCGGCAAGTTAGCTCCGACAACCGGAGCGTTTACCGTAACCGTCCAGTTGAACGTCGTGCCTTCAGGTGCGGATAAAGGAGCAGCCACAACGCTAAGCACGGTGTGCGTCGAGTTACCCGGGTCGGCTACATCGTTGTCTAGCACAGTGATGTTGGCCACTGCCGGAACGCTTAGGACACGCCCGCCTACTACAGCACTCAGCCCGAGCACGCGATTGGGTTCGTCGATCGCGTCATCGGTTGTGGCTACGCAAACTTGCCCTGCACTAGCACCGATCGCAATGATTAACGACGGAGCCAGATAGCCGTTGACCGTTTGTTCGTCGCCGGACAGCGAAAAGCTGACAGGCAGGTTGGCGCCTACCACGGGTGAGTTTAGTGTCACGTTCCAGCAAGCGCTTTGGCCTTCGGTGATCGGCGTCGTCACCGGTACCACACTCAAAATCGTGTGCTGCGAAAACCCGGGATCACCTACGCCTTCCGTTACCGTGACACACAGCGCCGCCGGGATGCCGCCTAAGCGTGCGTTTGGCTGGACTTGCAAGCACAGACTCAAGTCTGCGGTGGTCAGCAGATCGACGTTTGTTGCTACGCACATCTGACCTGAGCTCTGGCCAACCGGGATGATCATGTTCGGGAAGGGGTAATTGTGCTCGCTTTGTTCACTGCCGCTCAGAGCACCGCCCAACGTAAGCGGGCTGCCCACTACGGGAGTGTTCAACGTCACTGTCCAGCAGAACACTGTTCCTTCTGGACCGGACAGCGGCGCGCGAACGACTGAAGACACAAAATGGCTTGAGTCGCCGCAAGCGGCACCGGTATCTACCAAGCGCAAGTTGCCGCAGAGGTCGACTTGTTGGTTGCGCGTTGTACCGTTAACGCAACTGGTTACGCCGGTCAATGACCATGTGTTTAGCCCGGCTGCAACCCAGCGAGTGCCGCCGCAGTTGTTAGATTCTTGCCGTTCAAAGTTAAGGCCGACGCAGCGCGTTTGACCGTTGAGCGTCCACAGCAACGGGCCTACGATAGTCCAGCGAGTGCCGCCGCAGTTGTTGGTTTCCTGCGATTCGAGATTGGCGCCTTCGCAGCGCGTCACGCCGGTGGCCACCCACGACAACGGGCCGGTGCTGACCCAGCGTTCGATACCGCAATTGTTGGTTTCCTGTCGTTCAAAGTTGACCGCGCCGCAGCGAGTCACGCCGGTGGCCGTCCACGTCAGAGGGGTGTTAGTAGCAAACCAACGGCGATGACCGCACTGGTTCGTCTGTTCGTTCTCAAGGTTGACGAGTCCGCAACGGAACTTGCCGGTGTCGATCCACTCGACGCTGCCGCAAACAACCCAGCGGCGATTGCCGCACTGGTTGGTTTCCTGCAGCTCGACGTCGCCAATAGGGGTGCAGCGATGCACACCGTTGGCTACCCATTCCTGCACCAACGTCAGGCTCAGCTGCCAGCGGCGATCACCGCACTGGTTGGTCTGTTCGACTTCAACGCCGGTGCTGTTGTTGGCGCAGCGCGTGTTCGGCGTATCGACCCAAACCTGCGGACGGGCGACGTCAAGGAACCAGCGGCGTCGGCCGCAGTCGTTGGTCTGCTCGTACTGAATACCACCACCGGTAACGCAGCGGTAGTTGCCGGTGTCGCTCCACACCATGTCTGCTTCGCTGACGAAAATCGGCGGGCAGCCACGTAGCTCAGGCGTTAGATCTTGCGTCGTGCTTTCTTCGGACCACACGGTAACTGTGCGCAGGTCGAGGCCGTCGCCGGTGTAGATCGCCCGCATGATGACGCCTTGCGGGAAGTCGAGCACCACGACCGGATTCTGCAGCGTCATGCGTACCGGGCGCTGGCTTGTTTCTTCGCAGCTTGAGCACTGCAGTTCCTGCACACCTTCGATAACGCCGACGCCCATTTCGCTAATGCGGCATCCGCAAACAAACGAGCGCGCACCGGCGGCAACCTTTACGATCTCAAAGGTCATAAAGTCACCCGGCTGCATGCCGGTTGACATAAAGGTGCGCTGGCCTTTGATCTCGAACGTCGGGGAGTCGATGTTTGCCGACTGGCTGTTAAATAGGACGACACGAGTCATGGGGTATCTCCGCACGGGCAACCGCGCATCCGGTCATTGACGTTAGCAGTGTTGGTTTCTTGATAGACAACCGACTGCGTGCTTGGGGTAATAGTGGCGAGTTTGGCGCGCATGGTTATTCCCTGCGGCGCGTCGAGTACGACAAACGGGTTGGCGCGCGTTAGCACCACTGGCGTGCCACAGCACCTGAGCTGCACTTCGTCGAGCACGGCAGGTAAAACCACCTGTCCGGGCGGACACGCGCAAGGGTCGCGCACCGGCGTGGTCTGCAGCACCAACCAAAAGGTAACGACGTCGAGGGGCTCAAGGCCAAGAGCAACTACCGTAATTTGCTCGCGGATCTCGAACGGCGGCGAAACACCGCTGATGGTGTCGCGGCTAATTAGCTGCTTCACGACGGAAACTCCGCAACGATGTTGTCCAGCAGCCGCTGATATTTAGTGACGTTCTGGAAAGGTCGGTCAAGTTGAATCGGCTCGTGCCAATAGATGACTCGCACCGCGTTAATGCGACCGCCCTGTTGAACGTAGAGCGTTCGGGCTTGGCCGTTTGCACCGTTGATTTCGAGCTTGGCTGAACCGCCATCGAAACCAGTGACTATCCCCCACGCCTTAAACCCCGTGTGGTACAGCGGGTCGTTAAGCAAGACGTGACGCCCTGCGATCGTGATACTCATACGGTTGGCCCCGGAATAGAGACAGGCGAAGCGCCTGACGGAGAGGCGCTGTTGGCCATAGCGGCGGCGCCGCTGCGACCGTCAAGCGCCGGAACTTGCGCACTTCCGGGGGTGTTACCCGGTGTCGGTTGCCCTGCAGCAACCGCAAGAGCGCGGTCAATGGCGGGGTCAGACATGCCGAGTGCTTCCACCGGGAATCCGGCCTGTTCAAGAAGGTTGCGAACAGCGTAACGCACGGCTTGTTCGGGAACAATACCCGCCGAAGCCGGGTTGAGTAGCAGCGGCAAAACCGCCTGCTCGCGCTGAATACGCTCGTCTTCCTTCAGCAGTCCGGTCATGCCGCGGACCAGCACTCCGACGTCTTGCCCTGCGGCAAAGTCTTTTTCGGTGGTCATCTTGTAGTTGAACAAGCCGGTGAACGCTGGCTCGATGAAAAACATATCTTCGTTCAACGCCGCTTGCTTGATGGTGCGCAAAGCGTTGGTCATGCGCTGGCTGTATTCGCCTAGCGACGAGCGACCGAAGTCCTGAGCACCGTAAGCAAACGCCGGGATGCCGCAGTCTTCGTCAGCTTGCCGAAGGATTGCACCGACCTGCGTCATAATCAGGTGGTACTGCGCCGACACCGTGGCCATCGGGCGCACCGGTTCAGGCATAGAGCCTGACGTAGCCCACCGATCTTCAATCTTGTAGCTTCCGCCCGGCACGATTCTTTGTGCGTCGTTCGGGTTCTCGAAGACGTTGGGGTTAGTCAGCAGCGGCGGACGTGAAGACCAATCGACGTTGTGTTCAAACAAGTGCATTAGGCGATTTGCCCGCTGCTCGCTGTCCCACAGCATCGCTCCCATTCCGAGGTAATCGTGCAAGTTGCTGCCGATCTTGTTGAACGGGGCGCCGAAGTAAGAACGGTCAGCACCGCCGGGCATCTTCAGCAGCCGGCACTTGATTGTTCGCGCGCCGCATACTTCGACACGAGCAGAAACGTAGTCAAGCGTGTCGATACCGTTGATGCCGTATTCACGAAGCTCGTCACCGGAAAAGAAACCCTCATGGATTAGTAAAGGGATGGTTTCGTCCAACCCCCACCAGCCTGCGTCGCGGCTTTGGTCATCAGTGTCGAGCCAATTGCGGGTGCGGTAGGCAAAATCCTCAAGAATTTTGGTGATCTCAGCCGAGAAGAAATCGTTTTGCGAGCCCATCGAAATCAGCTCGGCCTTGGTGACGTAAGTTCTTTCGGTGTTGCCGGTGTTGGTCTGGTAGTCGATCGCGTCGCAGATCGGGTAGAAGTCGTTAATCTTGACGTGGCGAAACCACGGCATAGTTGTGAATTCGAGCTTGGCCTTACCGCCACGGGTGTGAACCAGTTTCGGTTTGCGCTGCCAGTCAGGGAATCGCATGATGCCGATGCCGTAGAGCGCGCGGTCGAAGCTGTAGGCGGCATACGCCTGCCTGAAACCACCTTCTACCATCGTGTCGCGCATGGCCGTTTGAGCCAGCTTGGCCTGCGAAGCAGCGAGGCCGACGATACGGGACTGCTCGACAATCTTTAGCGCCATGACCTGCTCGCGCAGGAAATCATCTACCCGGTCGTTTGTCTCGCCTTCCTCTGTTATCAGCACCCGAGGATCTGCGATACCCGCGTCGCGCATGCGCTGGCGCAACTCGGCGCGGACACCGCGGCGGATACGTTCAAGGCTGGCGCTATCGAGCTCAGGGTTCGGGGATGGATTGACCGTGAACATCGAGTCGAGGTTGTTCACGATCAGGTCGTTGTTCCACGCGACCGTTGCGTTTACTTTCTGCTGAACGATACCCATGTAGCGTGTGGGCGTGAAGCCAAAAGCGTTGGCCATTTCGGCAGCATCGGTGCTCGTGTACTCACGCCGATACTGCTTTTCCGCCCGGTCGATTAGCGACTGCGCCGACTTGCCTTGATGCACGATGTAATCTTCACGGTACTGCTTGGCACGGCGGTACCGCTCAAGCACAACACCGGCAAGATGGTCTTTTTGTTCTTCAGTTATCTTGACGTCGGCCATCAGCCCCATGCTCCACGGTTTGAGGGTGCGCCGCGCGAAGCAATAATGTCGCTTAGGCGGGTCTTGTCGAACTGCTGCAGCTCGTCCTTGCCGTTGCCTTGAAGGATCGACGGTCGGCCGGTGGTCGTGCGGCCTGCAGTATAGATCCCGCGGGTCATCAACGCACTGCAGTAGTGGGACGACCAATCGTGGACCGGGTTCTTGGACATGACCCGGTGCTCTTTGTCGAAGGTGAAGTGGTAGCTTTCAAGCGCCTCAAGCACGAAAGCGCAGTCGTCCATCGGATCTTCGACCGGATGGCCAAGCACGTTAATCTGCATGTTGTTGATCAAGCGCGCGCCGGCAGCAATGCTGTCGGTCTGCGCAATGTTGGGCATGCGCGCGAAATTCAGCCCGAGCTTCTTGGCTGTCGACATGCGGCTGACGCCGTTCATGCCCCACTCGCGGTTGGAAATATCGTGCGGGCCGATGTGCCGGTGGTAGAAGTAGCGTTTCTGCGCAAGGATTTCGGCGTAGTGCTCGATGCCGGTATCGGTGCTGGAATACCAATCGATCAGGCGCTCGATGTTGCCGACCGTCTGCCAAAACAGGATCACGTTCGTGTCGCCAACGCCGATGTCCCACGAGGTATCGACCGGGAAGCGGGGGTCGTAGATCAAGGGCAGCGCGCGGCCTTCCTCACGGAGACGCTTCACTTCCTTGCCGAACACGGCGCCTAGCACCGCGGCATCCCACTCGCTCAGATACTCCTGACGGAACAGGGAGTCGCCCAGCGTCGCGCCGTAGAGGTCGACGTAGACTTTGCGCTCCATCGCCAGCTGCATCGCGCTGAACACGGCAGTGTCGTGCGCGGACAGGCGCTGCACGAAAGCGTCAGGCTGATTCTCGTAGGTCTTGAACAGCTTGTAGAAGTGGTTGCGCCCACGGGTCGAGCTAATGTGCAGCGACCAGCCGTTGTTCTCAAGCAAAATCGGGCGGAAAAAACCGTAGGCGTTGGGGTTGGCCAACGCGGCTTCGGAGAAAGTCATGCCAACAGGCGTGGTACCCACGAGGCTGTTGTAGTTGTCCGAGCCCAGCAGCTGCCATGTGCTGTTGTTCTTGAACGTGACCTTCATGCCTTGGTTGTCGACGTGCTCGATAATCTCGGGCGGAAAGGCATCCTTCCAGCGAACCCGGCCTGTCTTGGGGTTCACTGCTTCCCATAGCGCTTTACGCGCTTGCTCTTGCATAGGAAGCATGTGCCAGTAGTTGCCGACGCGCTGCATGGCTTTGATCGCGCCGTTGTGCAGCGCGATTTCGTCCTTGCCCGCGCGTCGATGCCACGCTAAAACGCAAGTACTAACGCCACGTTCAAGCGCTTGCCACGCTTCGATCTGGTGATCGCGTGGCTCCCACCCATACGCCGGCAGTTCAATTGCAGGCATTACTGCAGCCAGTTAATTGCGTCGGCAGTTACCGTAACGGCAACACCGTCAGTTGCGTTGCGCAGCTGCAGCGAGTTGACGTCGCCTGTAGGCACTTCAATTCGACGACTGGTGCCGGTCAAAATGCTTGCTGCTGCACCCGCACCGCCGCGTCGATACTCAATCGTTTTACCGGTGAGATTCGTCAGCTCAATGTAGTCCGCTGCTTGCGAGGCAAAGGCGGCAAACACATTGGTCAAAGCGAGGCTGATGATCACTGCCGAACCGACACGTTCAGAGTCGACCACGACTTGCAAGCGGCCGTTGACACTGTTCAGGCGCTCGTAAGCCCCGCCGTTCCAGCCGTGTAACGTAGCGCGA